TATGATAGTGTATTAAGCTAATCTTTAGGTAATAGATGGGTTCAACTCAGCGTGCAATCACTCGCTCACATTTTGTGTCACATGTGGTATCTACAAAGTAATTACACGCGTAAGTCGCCTATCTCTGATCTCTTATCTCTTGTAACTAAGAGAATCAGTAGTGTGATCGTAAGCTACGCAAGCTTCAAGGTGTTCGTTAACGAAACGATCTGTATTTCCATCAGGCCTATAGTCCCACTTAGGTGATGAAACTACATAAGCTATTATATTTGCAATAGCCTGCTCGGATAGACGAGCGATATATGACTTACGATCTGATGAAGGTAAGTCGTTAAGTTTCTTGATCAATCTCTGATCTGGGTTTAATTTTGATTTATACATTTGAATCTCCTTTATTATTATGATGAGAGTTTAATAGAGTCTCTCGTCTCTTATGAAGCTAAATTGCTTCTCAATAGAGACTCATGGAGAATCTCTATTAGGTAGCAAAGTATTAAGCTTTAGTGAAGTCTGGAGATAGACGTGGGAAGCTCCAATCGCCAGGCAAAGCATCAATAGAAAGATCTTCATCAACGTAAGATGGCCAAACAGATATAGTGTGAAGCTCTTTGAGATGATGATATTGAAAGTGAGAGGTCTCATAATTGTAAACAATAACTGAGTGCAAATGATGATTATAGCATATATCATATTGGCGATCGTTATTGATCACTTGATCTGCTGATGCATCAGACCATGAGGAGTTTGGAGGAGTAATATGATCTGAAAGTAAATCAAAGATAGCGCTCTTAGAGAGACAATCTATTAGTTGAGGACGATTTTGAGGATCGCATAAATGTAAAGCTTTAATGAGTTCTTGATTTGTAGATAGTGATTGCATTTGAATCTCCTTATTATAGTTAAGTTAGTTTATAGTATAGCATTTAGATCTTGATCTTGCTCTTGATCTTAAGCTCGGGGGCTCTTGATCTAATGCACTAGGCTCTTTATATAGATTTAACCCACAGGAACCAAACATATGAAAAATGAGAAAATTGACTTTACTAAGGATTCAGAGTATATTAGAATGTATGGTAAAAAAAAGAAGGATTTAAAAAGTGTACAGAGCTCTCAACAGAGCCCATTCGTATCGACAGGATCGCTACGTAAGAACATACAGGGAAAGCAGTGACCTCGGGGTTGCTACAGTTCTGTGTGCTTTTTAAATATTTCTTAAAAATTAAGGAGGAAGTATGCCGTTTAAGAAAGGTGAACCTCAACATCCTAACGCTGCTAAGCAGCACTGGAAGAAAGGGGAGTCCGGGAATCCTAAGGGAAAACCGATTGGCTCAAAAAATAAATTAACATTAACTAAAGAGGCTTTCAGTAGAGGTGAAGGATTGAGTCCTGCTGATATGCTAGTAGAGATTGCAAGAAGGAACTTCGCGCAAGCTACGACTGCAGGTGATAGTTTAGCAATGAAAGCTATTATAGAAGCAAATAAATTTATAGAACCTACAGCAGATGCTGAGACTATTAAAGAAAATGTAAAAGATGTATCTACAGAAGAGTTGCAAGCAAGGGTGTTACAACTTGTGAGCAATAAGTAGGAGACGCTATGCCAAGCGAAGATGAGTTGTTGGAAGCAGTTGAAGAGCTTGAGAAAAGAAAGCAATGGGATATTTGGAAAAATGATCCTGAAGCTTTTATTAATGAATGTTTATATATTTATCCTAAAGATGCAGCGCTAGGTAAAATAAAACTTAAGATCAATTCAGCGCAAAAGATTGTTGTCGATGAGTTTAATAGACAAATGGATAAATATGGTCGTGTTCGAATGATCATATCTAAATACCGCCAAGCTGGGTTCAGTACAATAAGTTCTGCCTTGATATTTCACAGAGCTTTATTCTACCAATCTACGAGGGCGGTTATTATATCTTTAGACAAGCCTACGACAGAAAGTATATTTAGTATGTCTAAAACTTTTTACGAGGATTTGCCAAAGGATATAAAACCTGAGTTGAGTGCATCAAATAAAAGAGAAATGAAGTTTGTAGACAATGGATCTATGTATCGTTGTTTTACTGCAGGTGCAGATAACCCGGGTCGCGGGACAACAAACACAGCTTTATTATGTGATGAGACTGCATTTTTCCAGAGTGCGGAGAAGGTTATGGCTGGACTATTCCAGTCTATTTCACTCTCTCCTGGAAGTATAATTATTATCAACTCTACGTCGAACGGGGCGCAGGGTGTGTACTATGATCTTTGGAATAAAGCAGAGAAAAAATTAGGAAATTTTACATCTTTGTTTGTGCCTTGGTATATCCAGGACGAATACAGGATTGTAGTGCCAGATGGTTTAGAACTAACATCTGAAGAACAGAAGATTAAAGACGAATGGGATTTAGATGATGAGCAGATATACTGGCGCAGAATCAAAATTGCAGAAACATCTTCTATTTTATTCAAACAGGAATATCCGTTCACAGCTCAGGAAAGCTTCATCCAATCAGGTTCAAACGTATTTGATGTTGAAGTAATCAATCAGTATATACACTCTGCACCTGAGTCAATAAGAAAGTTTAATAGAGAGTACGCAAGTTTTGACGAGGATATCGAAGGAGACTTACAGGTGTGGCAACCACCTAAAAGAGATAAGAAATATCTCATCGGCGGGGATGTCGCCGGGGGTGTGGGCGGAGACTATTCCGCGGCAGTTGTCATGGACAACGAGAGAAATGTTGTAGCTCTGTATAGAAATAATAGGATTGATCCTGTATTCTTTGGACATGTTCTATTTTATTTAGGTAGGTGGTATAACAATTGTTTGCTGGCTCCTGAATCTAACTCAATTGGACTAGCTACAATACAACAACTACATTCTATGAATTATCCAAACTTATATCAGCAAAGAAAGACTGCTAATGTAAGACTTGGTAACGATATAAATTCATATGGATTTAAAACTACGGTAAGCACGAAAGTGCCTATAATATCTAACTTACAAGCTATGGTTAAGGATTATGATATAAATATCCCATCAAGCTTGATTTTAGATGAGTTAAGGAATTATATATTAGTAGGTGAGAATAACAGGATGCAAGCTGCAACAGGTCATCATGATGATACTGTGATGGCATTAGCTATTACTTGTGAAGCTTACAGAACGCATGGTCATTCTTTAACGAATCAACGCTTCTCCTTTGGAGAACTAAATCAACATACATACACAGACGAGACTAATTGGCTGTAACGGAGAGAGAGAGTATGGAATTGAAAAAAGTAACTAACGACGAACTCATTGCTCAAATTGATTCAAAAGTTCGTAATAGCATTGGAGGTCTAACGGGAGCAGGTGATTTGTCTTCCAGAAGAGAAAATGCTACGTATGAGTTTAATATGTCACCGTTAGGTGATTTAAAACCTCAGGGAGTTAGTAAGATTGTATCTTCTGATACTACAGAGGTTATTGAAAGTTATACTGCTTTAACAACAAAGCTGTTACTAGACAATAATAAACTTGCTAACTTTGTACCTAGAAGTATGAAGCCGCGTGATATTCACCAGGCTAAAGTAGCTTCAGACCTAGTTAACTACTGTATATTTAATAAGAATGACGGGTGGAAAACAATCAACACCTGGGTTAAGTCTGCTTATTTATATGGTAATGGAACATTAAGTTGGTCTTGGGTTGAAGACTCTGAGTACGAGATGGAAGAGTACGATCAGATTTCTGAAACAGTACTAGACGAACTTCTTGCAGACCCACTTGTAGAGATTGTTGGGGATTTAGAAGTTACAGAAAATTATGAGCCTGGACCACAGGAACAAGTCTATCAAAATGTAAGACTTCGTAGAACTCTAGACAAATCTAAAGTTGTTATTGAAGCTATACCTCCTGAGGCATTCTTAATCAACAAAGACGCTAAGAGCATTCAAGACGCTACTTTTGTAGCTAAAGTTGTTGAGCTTAGTTATTCTGAAATAAGACAAATGTTTCCTGATTTTCAAAAGGACTTGTCAGAGATTGGTGAGAATGCTGAAGTCGGTCGCGGTATGTCCTGGTCTCAAGAGATATCATCAAGAAAAGATTCTGTTGGTATTGACAACTGGTTAGCTAATGAAGCATTAGATGATTCTGATGAAGCTAATACAGTATTAGAAGTTATTGAATGTTGGATTAGATCTGATAGAGACGGAGATGGAGTTGCTGAGCTTAAGCATGTTATTAAGGCTGGTAACGATATACTTCAAGAAGATGATGTATCTTATATACCTGTAGCTGATTTAAATCCAGTAGAGATTCCTCATGAGTATCATGGTTTATCTTTAGCTGATATGGT